GTTGGGCCTGTTGCGCCTGTAAGACCTGTAGCGCCCGTTGGGCCTGTTGGACCTGTAAGACCTGTTGGACCGGTTGCGCCTGTTGCGCCTGTAAGACCTGTAGCACCTGTCGGGCCGGTCGGTCCTGTAAGACCTGTTGCGCCTGTTGGGCCGGTTGCGCCTGTAAGTCCAGTTGGACCGGTTGCGCCAGCGGGGCCACTAGGCCCAGTGGGACCAGTATCCCCGGTAAGACCGGTAGGTCCAGTTGGACCGGTAGGTCCAGTTGGACCGGTTTCGCCCATAGGTCCAGTTGGACCCGTTGGTCCCGGATTTAATCCTGATATTTGAGATGCTGTAACACGAACCGAAACACCCGCCTGCACAGCCTCAAGTTGTTCCTGACCGCTAATTGAAGTTGCGGCCGGAAGGTTTGGAATCTGGATTGTGCTGGAATATTGCGGCATTTTTCAACCCATCAAGGATAAGGAGGAGAAAGGGGTCCGGTTTTTGGAATTTCATCGGAACCCGGAGGAAGACCCGGATCAACACCGCCCGCCTCAATGGGAACTTTTGGATCAGTTCCCGGCTCTTGATTAGTTCCGCCCGGAGGCTCGCCTGTCTGCTGCGTAACGCGAGTATCATCATCTTCGGTGACACGAATATCACCGCGCTGGACCGCAATGCCAGTGGTCGGGTCCGTTGTATTGAAACCAGAAAGCTGACGCCGATCAACAGAATCCCACTGATAGGGCTCCACGCGCGGATTTACGATCGGCACCGGATCTGCCGGAACTACAATTGCCCGCAGTTGCTCTTGAGGCGTATCATAACAAGTTTTGCAAACCAGAATGCGGCGATTAAGAAGAGATGCGCCGGCCCAATCATATTGCCAGCGGAGATCAACATGATTGTAGCGAAACGCGCAACGGTCGCATATTGCATGCGCCTGTGGAGATGTTGAGCTTGTTCTGGCTCTACCTGCTTTGCTGGCGTAAGCCATTACGCCCTCCAGTAACCCTGCACCGCAGGAGAAATGTAATAGTTTGCCGTCTCAACATTCTGTTCGGCCGCGACATTATACGCCTCATCGGCCAAAGGTTTCAACATCTGAACCTTGTCGGGAGCCCAAATCACGGCAAGGCGCTGCGCCAGTCCATAAGCTGCCGCCTCAAGCCACAAATATGGGACGTTCAGTGTTTGACCATTCTGAAGACCTGCGTCTTGAAGGCGAACAAGACGATAATATTTTAAATCTTGTGGACCATTATCGACGTTAGGGACGGGCCACAGCGTGACGGTTGGAGAAATCTGGCGATCAAACCAGAATACTGTCGGATAACCTTGCTGGTCCTTATTGGGATAACTGGCATATTCCGTGCGGCTCACCGGCAAAATAATACGGTCAATAAGAGCGCCACTGTCGTTGTTGGTGACATACGCATCGAGCATTGTAACTGTATTACTATCAACCGAATATGTTGCCTGACCAGTCACCAGTGGCGTTGTTACAAGGTCTACTTTCCAAAGATTGACGCCTTTGTTGCTCCAAGTCGCAAGCATCATGTTGGTCGCCATGCGGGCGGCCTCCATGTGCTCTTGAACCAAAGACGTATTTCTGAGCCCAATCAGGTTATATGCGTAAAGCGTCAACTCGCCGATCGAGGGATCAAAAGTATATGTTCCGGACGTGGTCATAAGACTCCACCGTGATTATACTGGGCCGGCCTGCACAACTGTCAATTCAACAGTTCCTGTCTGTCCGGACGCCATATAGATGCTAATCGCACGGCAGGGAATTGTCATTCCAGCGCCAGTGTCCGCAGTAATTCCTGACATATTTGCAACGCTGAACCATAAAGCCGTGTCTTTATTATAGCCAACGGCATATGGATCATCGAGAGAATATTGAATGCTGAAAGTTGGAGTTCCGGCAGTTATATTAGCCGCAAGACCCAAATTAAAAGGCGTCTGAAAATCGTCAACAACGATTATTTGGCTTCTGCCTTCGTCTGTCAGCGAGATTGTTCTGTATTGCATCTCACTTACCTTTCTTACCTGTGCGCATGGCTGTGACATTATCTACCAGATTTGGCCAAGGACGACCAGCGGAACGTGCGCGCGCTTTGGCCTGTCGAACCTGTTGGCGGCTCATATTCCGTTCTTTGGCGTCTTTAGGCGCGTCTTTTTCCCAAAAAGGTTTTTCGGCCATGTCAGCACCTATTGACAAGAGAATAGAGGCAACCCGCCCCATTTTGGTTTACACTCCCCACAAGCACATTCTCCGCAAGTCAGCATTTTACGTCCCATTTACGAAGAGCTTTGTTAATGCGACTGTTGGGATCTGCCGCTTTGGCGGCTCCCGTAAGTTTTTCTTTCATACCGCACATCCGACTTCGGAAATTTTCTCGCCTAGAAGCCGCAGCTTCGCTCTTTTGCGCCTGTTCACGCGAAACAGGTGGTTTAAGGTTCATGCCTTGGGCACGAGCGGACCTGCGGCCGGCCTCGTTTAATCCGCCCGAGGGCGATTTTCCGGCAGATCTTTGCCATGCGGGGGTCTTTGCCATAGCCGTCTCCTTATGAGTGCGGGGGCGCAAAGGCCCCCGCTCCCATTACGTTTTCACAGGGGAGTGCAGCGATCAGTAATGAGAAGCCTTGCCGCGCGGCGTGCCAGCGGCGGCCGACGAAAACACGCCGCCCCCACTCTTACGCGCAGGACGCTCACCCTTAGCAGCATGCGACATGACCTTCTTGGACATGCCGCCCTCTGCGTAGCCGCCAGCCATTTTCTTGGCCATGCCGCCCTTTTTGAAGCCGTCTGTCTTTTCTTCTGCTTCCTTGATCGTAGAAGCCTTACCTTTGTAAGCACCCATGTTAGCCTCCTATTAGGCGTTGTTAGCTTGAATATATGTGACGATCAGTTTGCCTTCGCCCGGCGTTGTGTCGGGCGCTCCGCTATCCACCCAAATGGCGACATCAGATGTGCCGACATTCTGCCAAACGCCTGTGCGCGTAGCGTCAGTGCCCGGATTAAGCGCCAACAAACCGACAGCGTTGGCGTTTGTAGAGGCAACCAGCTCCGTAGCTGTCGCAGACGTGCCAACTGAAAGTGTGTAGGTCGTCGTAGCGCTCGACCATGCCGTATCGACCAGCACATTGATGCTGAGGATAGTGCTATTGGCCGGGATTGTGATTGCAGTCTGAGCAGCAGTCGCCGATTGAACGATGCTGGCAGTCTGCGACATCACGCAAAAACCGACGTTGGCAATTGAGCCAACGGAAGTTCCCGTCGTATTCAAGACATCGCCCGCTTTGATAGGGCCAGTGAAGGTTGTGACACCCATTTTGGGTTCTCCTGCACGAGTTAGATCACGTTGTCTGTGCAGCGTCCGCTAGGCCGGTCAACGTGATCAAAAATCCTAGACGAAAAAGGGCGGGCTGTTGGCCCGCCCCTCTTGCATTAGGTCGGGAACGATCCGTAGATCGAACGCCAGTTGTAGTAGCCGAACGAATAACGCTCGTAACCCTTAACAAGCAGATTGTCTGTGACAAAATCCACCTGCATATCTGTTTCGAACGAAATTCGCTGCATATACGACAGACCATCGATGTTCGTGAGAAGGAACCAAGCCTTCGCCGAAGTCAAATAGTCGTTGACCATGTAGCCTTCCGGCAGGCCGCCGGCTGTCATCATGATCGCGTTGACGTCGTTGTCCGCAGTGCCCGGACGCAGTTCCGTCTTCGTCAGACGAATGGCGACCGGCTCAAGAGCCGGCGGCACAACGAGACGCCGACCGCGCGCAAACACCTTCAGACCGGCTTGGTCCTTGAAGTTCGTGCGGATCGAGATCATGCCGTTGAGCAGCGTGGCCTCGTTGAGGTCAACGTCAGTCGTCGGACGGTTGGCAACAGTGCCGCCATCGATCGGGTGATCGGTAGCGATCAGCGCCTTGCCGTCACCGCCAACGCTGGCGTTGTAGGTCGTCGCCGTGTTGAGCACGTTTGCGCCGTAGATTTCCTTGGTCTGCTGGAAAGACTCAATAAGACCAAGGTTCGAGGGAGCAAACTGGCTCTTGTAAAGGTTGTCGTCGATCGCCTTGCGGGTGATCGCGTAACCCAGACCGATCTCGACGTGCTCTTGGTTGTAGACGTAACGCTCGCCGGCGTTGTTGTCGAAGGAGGTCTGACCACCTTCCGTCTTCAACTGAGCATAGCCAAGGAAGCGCATTTCAGCGGTGCGTTCCAGAGCCATTTTCGAGTCGTGCTTCGTGAAGATCTTGTCATATTGTGACGGGATCTGCTCGTATTTGCCTTCAATGCCACGCAGTCCGGGCAGGAGAAGGTCTTTGATTGCCGAAAGATTGACAGCCATTGGTCCTTACTCCTATCAGGCGAGGCCAGTCGGGCCAGCACCGTTGGTGCGGGTCGAGGCGTTGTTGAAGGCGACGATGACCTGATTGTATTCCGACGCAATGTCGGTTCCGTTCGCGCCGGGCGGGTTCTGAACCAGACCAACGATACGGAAAGGCAGGGTCGCCGTCGTGGCGAGCGTGTTAACGTCAACAGTCATGCCGGAAATGCCGGTAGCCGTATTGCCGGTGCCCACAGCGATGTTGATGTATTCGCCGATGTTGGCGAAGGCCACAGGATCCGTGCCGCCGCCGTCGCTCGACTGAACGAGGAACTGCGCATTCGGATCGTCAACGACATATGCCTCGACGTCTTCCGCCGCGTCTGAGCCCGGCCAGAAGTTCGACCAGACGGTGCGCTTCTGCGAAACCGAAAGATATTTACAGCCGACAAAAATGCCTTCCATGCGAACCGTGGAAGCGGTCGCCTGAGCAATATAGCCGGTTGTCAGAGGAATAACGGCATCGCCGTAGAAGATAGCAGTCGTGTTGTCCTTGTCGATCACGCGGGTGGACTGTTCATAAGTCGGAACAGAACCCGTGCCCTTGATCTGACGGAAACCGAAAGGCGCGTTCGTATTCGCCATGACGGATTCTCCTTTTTTAAGGAAGCTCCGTCACCTCACACCGGGGAGGCTAAGAAGCGGGGTTTAAATTAGCCTTCCACGCCGGGGGAAGACAGACCAGAAGTCTTAAAACAGAGCATAATACAAATATTCAATTAAAAGTAAAGGGCCGCCCGTAGGCGACCCTGAATTTTTACCCAAATAATGGTTTTCAATCCTCCGGAATAGGCATTGCCTCATAATTCTTCTTGATCTTCGGGGCGACGCGGGGGTCATCGCGGGTCATGGTGCCGTCTGGCGTAGCCGAAAGCTGCTGTTCTTTCACGCGCACCTGTTGGCGGGCGCGTCGAAGCTCAATCGTCCGCATTTCTTCGGTAATTTCAACGGGACGCTCCATCAAAATCTGCCCCTTACGTTCAATCGTATTCTTGGACCAAGAGGCCGGCATCATCGCCCGATGGTCTCTGTCGCGATTGAGGGGAACCGGATCCCAACCCTCGCGCGCAAGTTGCACGGTGTAGGCCGGATCTTCTTGATTATAAATGGTGTGCCGCTTCCACTCATACGTCCAGCCGTCTGGGATCATGTGCGGCGGGATGTAGAACTCGTCGGTGCCTTCGTCCAGTTCACCCAAATGATCGCGGATTTGCTCTGCGCGGCGGCGCGCCCGTTCACGCGGGTCTTCGGATTTGGGGTCCGGGCGCAAAGACGGACGTTCCGCTGATTGCGCAATATCTGCTGCGGCTTCTGAAACTGTTTGCCGGAAACTGCTAGATTTAGCCATTGTGTTTCTCCAAGATTAGAGACGCCCTTCCTTCTGAAGGAGCATCTTGTTGCGGGCGTATTCTTCTTCGCTCATGCCGAGATCGCGGGCCGTTTCAGCCTCTTGCCGCGTCAAACGCACTTGATTAGGGCGCTGGCCGGTGGGCGTTCCGGCCCGAGACACGGGGGCCGCAGGCGGTGCTGATCGCCTTTGAACAGGCTTTGAGGCGGACGACAAAGGTTCGTCATCCTCTGTTTGTGTTCGCGGCGATTGCGACGTCTGACGACGATTGATCTTCAGCGTGTCTTCAATGAAGTCGAAGTAGTCATTGCTATCAGGCGCATAGCCGTCAGCCACCGCCAGATTGTGCGCCGCAACCATCTTTTGGTAGAGGCGAGGGTCTGTGGCGCACTGTGGATTACGCCTCAGCCAGTCGCCGGAACGCGGCGAAAGCTGTGATGCCAGCGCCTCGACCGGGTCAATAGGCTGTTGAGGCGCTGGAGCCGACGGCGGCGGCGCATTTTCCATCGCCACCCGGCCTCTTTCCAGTTCCATCAGCCGCGCCGCATTCAACGACATGGCTTCTTGGATCTCAGCGGACTTTTCATAGTCCCCGACGGACAACGCTTCGCTGTATGCGCGTTTAAGATTGTCGCTGGTGACCTTCACCGTCTCAATTGCGTTCCGCACAAGTTGCAGATTGCTGTCATGGACGTCAGTTGAGGCTCGATATGCGCGCTCTTCGGCCATTCTGGCCTGTTTTTCGGCCTCATAACGAGCTTGACGCTCGGTTTCGAGCTTCAATTTGAGGTCTTGGATGCCCTCGTCCGGCTCAATTTCGCTTTTTGGCTCAATTTCCGGCTCTTTTTCAACGACGACCGGCTCATTTTGAGCAATTTCGTCATTTTCAATCTCAATTTCGAGATTTTCGTCTTTTTCTGACATGACAGACCTCACCAGATTTGATCAGGGTGACTGACTGTCCCCTGAATAGACATATCGTCGAGCATTCGACACATTGTCCCGTTGATAGTCAGGCCCCACCCGTCCGAAGGGCGAAACACAACCCAATCTCCCTCCTTGACGGCGAGATCGGAGAACCATTTTCCGTCCTCATCAACAAAAGCGGTCGGCCCTTTTTTAAGGACCAAACCGATTTTTGACTGGAAACGGTCCTCATCACGGGACTTTTCAGACAAAAACAAGCCGCCTTTGGTCTTTTCGGGCCGAATATAGACCGCGACCAGCACCTTCATGTTGAAGATGTTAACTCCCGACAGATCGCCGACCTGCTCCATAAGAGCATCTTTCGGGTCTTTTTCATGCAACATAGCAATGTTAGACATTTTGTCTCCCTATTTTCCTATCTGCCGCGCTCTTTGCGCTCACAGACTTCAGCAGCTTGATCGAAAAGATCATCAATTACCAGCCTCAGGCCGGTAATTATTCCAATTTTGTGTTTATAGTCACAGAAATCAACCACCCCGTGCCCAGAACTAAGGACTTTTATCTTTTCGTCTATTTGTTCTTCTATGATTTTCTTCAATTCATTAGCAAAAAATGCGCTGTAGGTCTGCGCCATAACACTCTCCCTTTTGTCTCCCTTTTGGTTGCGGCCAGCCCTCTAGCGAGGGGAGAGAAGGCTGGCCGCCATGTGCGGAGGGAAAAGGGAGGGTAACTCCGCACACGTCTCAGTGTTTACGCTGCTCAATTTCCGTCTTCTCCAGACGGCCCTTTCCGGAGCCAGCGCCTGCGTCCATGTCCTTGTAGGAACGATAGACTTTGCCGCCCGTCTTATATGTCGGAGCGCCCTTGCCGCTCTTGGCAATGTCGGTCTTTTGCATACGACCTTCGCCAGAGCCAGCGCCCGCGCTCATATCCTTGTAGGACTTCGCAACAGTGCGGCCGCCTGTCTTGCGCCCCATGGGAGGCATTGGCGGTGCGCCCTGCGGACCAGCGGCCATCGGCACAGGAATTGGCATGGGCATTGGCATGCCGGGAGGCGGACCGCCCTGCGGACCAGCGCTCATGGGGACCGGAAGGCCCGGAGGCGGCATAGGCGGACCGCCCGCGGGGGGCTGCATGGCGTCAGACATTGCAGGCTTGCCGGCGGCAATGACGATATTGATGTTCGTCTTGCCCTTGGCTTTTGTGCGACCGCCAGCCTTACGCTCGACGCGATCCTCGGCCTTGCCACCTTTCTTGTAGGGCGTTCCCTGCGCACCGGTTCCAAAGTTCATCGCCTGCTTCTTGACGATGTCCATGCGCGGGTCAGCCATCATGCCGCCCATCATCTTCTCGGCGCGGCCGCCCTTTTTGTAGTGCTCGGCCTTGCCACGATGAGGCTTTGAAGCCGCCGCCTGCTCGCGCTGGATTTTCTCCTGACCGGCAAGCGTCGTGGCGATCTTACCGCCATCCTTGTGAGCAGAACGGCCACCGTGCTTGCGGCCCTTCTCCATGCGGCGCAGGTCAGACGGAGAATAGACGTCCGAGGCATCCATGTCGCGCATAGGCGGAGGCGGCAGATCGCGCGGAACGCTACGCAGGCGGCGTTCGATTTCCTGACTGCGGCGCATTTCGTCAGCCATATCAATTTCAGCCTGCGAAGGACGACGCGGAGGCAGCGGAACACCACCGTCCATTTTCTTGGCGCGACCGCCCTTCTTCATGCCGCCGACGTGCTTGATGCCTTCGCGCTCTTCGTTCGCGGCCTTCACGTCGCGGTTGATCTTGGCCTTCATCCACTCCTTGGCTTCAGCCTTTTCGTTCTCAACCTTGCCGCCAGACTTGCGGGCCTTGCGACCCATGTGCGTCGGGGCGCATGCTTCGCCCTCAACCTTGCCGCCCTTTTTGTAAGCCCGGCGCGAAATCGGGCGCATGCCCGTCTTCACGTCAGCATTCAGCGGCTCGGCCTGTGTCCAGTCGGAACTATCAACCTTGCTGTCCTTCTCGCTTGCGAGCTTCCGGGCTTTGCCCTTCATCGCCTCGCGAGCCTTTTTTGCCATTTCATACATCTGCCTACTCCATGGAGTTAGCGGGGCGTCCCCCGTGCCGCTAGGTTAAAAGGTTTCGTTTCGCGCGGCGACGAACCGATTTCCTTGGCGAGCATTATAGCATGTTTTGCGACTGCGCCGCCGTCTCGCCTCTCCGGCGGAAGACCTGCCTCTGCTGCTGCGGCCTCTTCCGGCGAGAGAAGTGCCGCGCCTCCTGCCAGAATTGGCGGGATCGTAAAGTAGCCAGCGCGAGACGCACTAGGCAGAGGGCGAACACCACCTTCAGCCGCCATATACCCGGCCTCAGACAAGTCCTTTGTCACGCGCCTCATTTGCTCAAGGCTCATGCGCGGCAACTTCTCAAGTCCGGGGAACAGGATTTCATGCGGCTCAAGGCGATTGCGAATGCGATCCCACAACATCCACTGATTGGAAAACAGACCCTGACCTGCGCGCCGCGCTTCCTCGGCATTCGCCTCAAGTGCGCGAACGTAAGGTCCAGCAACCATCTCCATTTTCCTTGGCTCGCCGCCGGGCCAGTCAAGGTCTCTCAATCCAACAGGGATGCTCGGGTTATATTCTCCCGTGCGAGCACTTCTTGTTACTGCTGCCGGAAGATTGTTGACATACGCAAGCGCACTATCAACAAAATGCCCTCGTCCGCCGGGAGCCGCCAGCATTTCATCAATGCTACGGACAGCCGCATCGGGGCGAGCTTCGTTGTATTTGGCGACAACATTTGCTTCCCACGCCGCCTTGGCATCTGTTGATGGGAACATATCGCCACGGAACTTTGTGGCCATGTGCCTGTCAATGGCAGAAATCGCGGCAGTCTCGGGGCTTTGCCACACAGATGCGAGCGAACCAGTTTTTGCCTTCAGGCCACGAGTGGCATTCATAACGCGGCCAACATGCGTGGCCCATTTTTCCGCATCACTCATGCCTTCAAAAGAAGGGTCGTTGGGGTTGAACCTATAAAAGTTCGGCTTGTCTCTCATCTTTTGAACAAACTCGGCGATGTCTGTGTAATTGGCAGACCCAGACGCGCCAATGCCGCCACGTTCAGCGGCGTGAAGTCCAAGGCGAGGTGTGATCTCGCGCGAAATAGCCTGACGCTCAGAAACCGGAGGAATTTCTCCGGTATAGCGGTAAGGGATCATCCTGCCCCACGCCTCAACGTCTTGAGGGCCTTTGACCATTGCGCGCTGAAGCGCCAGCTCGTTGGGTGTCAGCGGCTGGTTGGGCGAGATGAGACCAAAGATCATCTGATTGGTGATCTGCTCGTTCGTCGGCCCTTCTGGTCCGGGCTGCATGGAGCGAACCATGCGATTGTGAATTGCCTGATGAACATCGGGCGGCAGATCATTCGGATTGATGCCCTGAGACTTCAGATGAAGCAGATCGTAATACGTGAACGGCTCGTCGGACGCATATCCGCCCGGAGGCAGGGTGATCTCCCGACCGCTAATAGTTCTGTAGGGGACGAGACCCTTTTCCCATTCTTTTTGATTGGCGGGGCCAAGGTTGGAAACGCCGTATTGCTTTCCAAAGTCGTGCCAGTCTTGCGGCGTCCAGTTCGCTGGGTCTTTTCCGCGAAACAGAACATTCTCGCTTGGCTGGTCAAGAGTGGCGTCAACCTGCTGTGTGGGGCTGCGATACGGGCGGGACGACTTGCCCCCTGCGACCTCAACTGCTGGCGCGAGAGCCTTCTTTGTCGCACGCACCAGTGCTTTTGCCGGCGACGCCTCGGCCTCCTGCGGCGTCATGACGGCTGCGCCCGCAGCACCGGCGGCGACAGGCGCAGGCACGCGGCCCAGCACGTCGCCAGCCACTTCAACGGCGCGGCGACCGGCGGACATGAGTGGCTTGCGGGCCCAAAACGCGACAGGCAAGGCTGCGCCCAGTGCCGCTTCGCCGTAATCGCCCCGTCTCGTTGCGTCAGCGATATCAAGCGCCTGAAGCGGAATGCCTGTAATCATCGGCGCGTCGGCCACGCCAAAACCAATGCCCGTGTCAGGCAAGCCGCGAGACCCAACAAGCAAATTGGCCGCACGCTTGCGCAGCTCGCTGCCATATGACGGACCACCCTCCCCCGCAATTGCTTGAGCAAAATAGTCACGAGCCGATATATCTGCCGGCTTTAGGGTCGCTTCGCCGGGACGCACAGGAAAGTTGCGATAATTGCGCAGGGCCGCCTGCCAACGCTCACCGCGATCGTCCGGCGTCTCGTCAGGCGTCGGAGGCATAAACCCTTCCATCGTGCTGCCCCCGTCCGCCATGACCTGACGCCCGACGTTCGGCAAATATTGCGTGGGATATTCGTCTTGGATCAGGCGCAGGGCGTGCTCAACGTGGCCGCCATCCGCAAAACCCTCTTCACGATACGGACGCAATTCCTGCAAGGCTGCATCGGCCCGGAAGAAATCAGCCGCGCTGTCGGGATCACCCCAGTTAACGCGACCGTTCGACGTCACCGGTTCTCCGGTGGATTGATAATTATCTCCGGAAAATATTTTTTTTGCGACGTTCTGCGCAGTGGCGACGGGCGACGCGACCATCTCATAGGCCGCCCGTGGAACATTTCGAACAACCGCCATTGCGCGTTCGACCGGACTTTCCTGTCTTGCGGCGGCCGGAGCCGCTGAAACTGCTGGAGTTGCCGGAGCGGCAGGTTCTGAGGGAGCGGGCTCTTCTCCAATGCGACCCGGACCCACAGCAATTGGCGCGCCCAGAGGAGGAACGCGCTGGGGCGGAACGCGATTTGTCATTTTCGGAGGATTTGCGTTCGCCGCACTGATTTGCTCTCTAAGTTGCTGACGCAGAACGTCTTTCGCCGCTTCCAAGGCGCGATTATATTCTTCGGGCGTCATTTCCGTGCGACCCCCGCCCTGAAACTCTCTGCGCTCCGGCTCAGTTGTTTGGGGCTCAACCGCCGGATTTGAACCCTCAACTGGAGCGCGTTCCTGCATTTGCGCCGCCCCAAGCCCAATGGCCGCCGGCATCATGGTGAACAGCGGCAGCCCCTGATTGATCTTCGCGCGCATCTCCGGCGTGATGTTGAAGGAAGGAAGCTCCATGCTTCCAGCGCGATAATCTGCGAACAATTGGTCGCGGCGCTGCGGGTCAAGAGATTGCCACCATGCAGAACGCTGCGCTTCATTCATGTCGCGCGTCTCCGGCAGGGCATTCATGATGTCATCGCCGCTGGCTCGGACATTACCGCGAGCGATAGAAACATTTCCAAACTGCGGCGTCTCGCCGATGTCCTTCAGCACCTTGCTGATCTGCGTCGGCAGGATCTTGTCGTAGTAGCCGACCATGCCTTGTCCGCCGACCTGAAGGTCAAGACCTTCAAGAGTTCTCCCTTCATGGCCACGATATTGCCGACCTTCTCCAGATTTAATTTTTTCAGCAATCTCCTTCCCAACAGAGCGTTCAATATCTTCTAATGTCATACGCGCTGCGTTGGGGAGCGGAACGCCTTCACCTTGCATAGACGTAACGCCAAGCCGATAAGTGCCGTCGCCATTTGGAATATATTCAATTTCACGAACGTGCTGGCTCAAGTCATACCGCTTCGCCTGTTCGCGGCCCGGCGTCCACGCAATGGCGTCGTAATTTCCGCGCGCGGCCTCGATCATCGCGCGTTTGAGCGCGAGGTTCGTCCAGCCCGGCGTGCTCTCGACGAAGGGGGCGGAGGGGACGCCTGAACGGTCTGGGCTTGCAAGTTGTAGATCGCGAAGCTGCTCGCGTGCTTTTCTCATGTTTTGCAACAAAGACGCAAACTCAGGGTTCTGCGTGCGCAGCATCTCATCATGTTGAGCGGTGAGAGCTTCATATTCACGCGGCGTCATGCGTCCCGGCTCAAACCGGGGGTAAGGATTTTCTTTCCGAAAAGCCTCAACCGCATTTTCAGCTTCATCTACGCGACGGCGACCCTCAGCCAATTTGGCATCGTAATCAGCAATAGCTTGCTCATTTCGGAAACCCGTTTTCCTTCCCTCCTGCGCCCAGTCGCTCTGCAACTCCTCCAGATGCAGCACGCGGCGGCCCTCGGGATCGACGCGCTCCTTCATGCGCATGTGCGCGATGGGATTGGGCGTGTCAGGGAAGTGAGATGAGGTGTAGTCAGCCGACTCCGGCGTGTATTGCTTCCAGCGAGCAATGACAGCGTCTTGCTGCTCATTAGTCAGTGGGCGCGTGAAACCCATTTCGGCTTCAAGTTCGGGAATGGTTTTATCTACACGCGGCCTCGTCAGCAGCAGCTCGCGGTAGTTCTCGCCGCCGGGGAGGGTGTATTTCTCGAAATTTGGTATCGGCGCGTTGTCATCATTGAGTATATTAACAAGACGCCTGTATTCGGCTTCCTCCGCATCAGTCCAATTCCGATTCTGTCGGGTGTTTTCAAGCCCATCAATTCGCGACTGGATAGTCTTAACGTCGCCGCTTAATGTCTTTTCCCCAACCTGCACCTCATTGCGGCGCAAAAACTCTGTGATCTCATCGCGCGTGACGCTCTTTTTGCCCTTCGCCCATTCGTCAAAGCCCGTCCATTTCAGCTCTTCTGGCTTCACGCCTTTGCGGTCCAAGAGCATCTTGCGCATCTGCTCCGGCGTGCCCTTGACCTGCGGAATTTCTTGGGCGGCTTCAGCGGCGCGCGAAAAGAAACCCGACGGGCTAAGTTTGCGGACAACCTTCAGTGCCTTGGATATGTCCGCCATCTTACTGCTCCGTCAGCGGGGGCTCATTGCTCTGCAACCGCCGCAACATATCAGGGTCCAGCATACTTTGCACGATCGGCAGACCCATCGGGTTCTTCGCAATGTCCTGCGCCAAGCGCACCGCTGCGAGCCTCTCGCGGCTTTCCCTCTCGCGCTCACGATTGGTGGCCTCAAGCTCGCTGTCCTGCTGCTTGATCATCAGCTCACGGTTCTTCGTCTCAATCTCCGCCGCCTTCAGCGGATCATACTGCTGACCGTCAAGGCCGCCGCCATTCAACTCAGCCATCGTCTTCTGCACGTCAGCCTGCGCACGCGCCTGATCAGATTGCGCCCGCATCATGTCAGCCTCGGCCTTCTGCTGCTCAATCTTGATCTTCGCGATCTTCTCTTCCATCTCCGGCGGCGGCTTGCCCATGGCGCTTGGGGGCACCATGAACTGCTGCGGATTGCTCCAGCCCATGGCCTGCAACGCTGCACTGTCGATCGCGATCGGATCATACATCGACGGATTGGCCTGCTGAAGCTGCTTCAGGCCCATGATCTTCATCATGCGCTGCGTCTGGCTCGCCGTGTTCGGGTCTGCCTGCGGGACCAGATCGCAGTCGTTGATAGCCTTCAGGAACGTCTGCTCATCCCACTGCATCGAGGGCTTGTTGCACCGCTGCCAGAAGCTCTCCGGATGCTCCTTGAAGCATCGCACCAGCAGCTTGAACTCCTCCGCCTGCGCCGCGTGCATGCGCTTGTGGACGCTGTTCATGACCTTCGTGGCCTGATCAATCAGAGCCAGCGTCGTGCCGACAGGCGCATCCGCGCGCCCCTCGCCAACCGCCACTTCAGCCGTCCCGCCAACCCGCTGGCCCGTCTCGACCATGTTCGAGATCAGGTTCATCATGGCCTGCCCCGGCTCTTTGTAGGGCAATGGCATGATCGCCTGATTGAGCGGCATGCCGCCCGTCTTCACCAGCGCTCCGCCGCCCGGCTGGACCCGGAATATGTTTGTGTTTTGCCTCGCGCCCGTGTCTGCAATCAAAAAGCCGGGGAAGTTTGCGAACATCCCGGCGTCCAACATTTCGCGCCATCCTGCCGTCGCTGCGTTCGTTGTGTTGCCCAAAATGTGCAGTAGCCCGATGTCGTAAAAGCCGAAACCGGGAACAAATTGATACTTGACGAAGTTGGCCCGCGCCTCCGGCAGGTCTCGCGTGTCCTGATCATAATTGCGAACAACCGACAGAATTTCCTTCGTCGAGACGTCGATCGTCACGCGATACGGTATCTCCAGACCAGTCTCGCGGCCCTTGCGCTTGTGCTCAAACCCGCGAATATTCAATTCGCAGTAGCATTCATAAATCTCACGATCCCGGTCATCCGGGTTCATCGATACGTCCTGAATGCCCTGCGCCGCGCGCTCGGCCCGTTGCGCGCTGTCCAGCGTGATTGGCTTGGGCTGCGACAAGTCCACGTCCCGGTAGACGCCCAGAAGCTGGAGACGCTTCACTGTCGAGGGCCGCATGTAAGTGCGGTGCGTGATGCGCTTGGCGTTGCGCAGGTCCGTCGCGCTGTTATTCACGATCAGGTCGTCAGCATCGACCGTTTCGCTGACGGGCCTGTTCCGCAATGGGCAGAAATAGACCTTTTTAAACGACGTCCCGCCAAATCCCAGCATCAGCAGCATGCGGTCGGTGTCGGGATAGTATTCGCTCGCCGTGTCGGTCAGGTAATGATTGAGATCGCGCTCCAGCGCGCGGGCCAGTTGATCCTGCGCAAGGTCGGCGTTGTTGTTGTCGTTGCGGATCTTGACCGGCCCGTCAGTCGGCAGCAATTCCGACCGGGCGTTGGCCTGAAATCGCAGGACAGCCTCAAGCAAGAGCGGATGGCGCACCTTGCTCATGCCCTCCACCGGCGCGCCGTCCGAAGCGCCCTGAACGCCGGGAATCTCGACCTTCAGGCCCAACAAATTGATGCCCGTCGCCCGGTCCTCAATCCAGTCGCGCCGGCTCTCAATGTCGTCGTCAATACCCCGCAAGAGCATGTCGGAAATGCGATAAAGCTCAGTGCTATCAATATCATCGACAAGATTGTCGAACCACTCAAGCGGATCTTTTTCCGCCGGGCCATTCAGCGGCGAGCCGTCAAGACTGACTGTCACTGAGCCGTCGTCGTGCTCGATGCGAAGGATGTTGCCCTTCTCGTCGATGTCCGGAACGTCAGACCCAGCCTCGATGATCACTTCGGGCATGTCGGCCCCGGACATATCCGGTTCAGGTTGGCCCGGAAGGCGGATATTTGGGTTTACGAGGCCCGGTGTCGGCATAGTCAGCCCTTTGTGGACAAGAGACGTTCAATGTCCTCGACGAAAAGCCGAAGACCTTCTTGGGCAGCCATCGTATCAGATTGTGCCGACAAGGTATAGATGCGGACATAATCATGCGGTTCGCGACCAACCACCTCGACCCGGAACTTCCCCAGCGTGATCGGAGTAGGCGCTTGGTCCACATCGACTGTCGCGCTGGCAAGAATGCGTTCGCTCATTTCGTCCTCTCTCACACAGGATACAGCGGCTGGGGTGCCCCGCCCCTGTGCATCATACCCTCTTCAACCTCAGCCAATCGTTCGGCCGACCGGCTCAGGACGCCCAAATCGCGCAGGTGGCGCAGGGCCTGACTGACCGTGTCACAATTGTGCGTCAAAACACCATTGGCATAATAGCAGTGCTCGCCCTCAACCGTCAGATTGAAGACGGGCCGCATAGTGTGGGTGAACCTTACGCAGCAGACCGCGCTGGTGGCGTGAGCGTTTCTCTTGGCAATGCGTCGAACAAAACAGCTTTTTAGGGCTTTTTGCAGAGAACGCAGAGCCGCACCAAAGACATTCGCCCCTGTAGCTGCTTTTACTGTAAGGTTTTGGCGCTCCGGGCTTACGGATGGAGTTGAAGGCGTTCTGTCGGTGCCATTCGCGCCCTTCTGGACTGGCGTGCCAAACCTTGGTGCTTTCTCGAATGCGCGAAAGATGGGCCAGTTGCCTGTCGGATTTACCGCGAACAACATACTCATCAAGATGTTTTGCGCGATGGGCGCGGAAAGGAATGCATTCAAGATTTTCGATTTCGTTGTTTCCCGTATCTCCGTCGATGTGATGGATCTGGTATCCGTCTGGAATCGGGCCGTTATGGAACTCCCAGACATCGCGGTGTAGTCGGTGACCAGCGCGGGCGAAATATCTGCGATGGGCCGGGTTGGACGATTGAGGATAGCGGTTGTAACGGTAGCCGCTGAAGACAACAGTTTCCACAACAATCCCGTTTTTAGATTTGAAAGCCATGATGACTGCCTCACATATGGATACAATGACAATATATCCTGCGGACACAATCTCTCAAGCTCTTTCCAGTCACCTTCAACATAAATTGGGTGATTCCCCGTCCCTTCAAGCACACCTGTCTGATGCTCAAGCCGCCAAATAGGTCGAATGCCTGTAAACGCCGCCGCCACCACTTGGCGGGGGCCTGCTGGGGTTGCAACCCAATCGCCCTCACGAACTTCACGGATCGGCTTATGGCCGCCATCCGCCATCGTGATGAGCGTGTCTGCAACAAGGCATAGATCGTCATGCTTGCCCTTCGGGAAGACCTCGCACTGCCGGATCACAGTGTCAGCCCAGTGCCGGTCGGGCGCATAGACCATCCCTTCCGAGAACAAATGTTGAACGCTGTAAAGCCGCGCCAATTTATCAATCGCGCCCGGATTTATCAATTGGACGGCCCAATCCTCGTGCCCGTAGAGGCGGCGAAGTTCTTGACTGACGCTGATGCCGGCCGCCTTGCTTTCGATCAGGAGCTTGTCCACGCGCATCCGGCGGCAGGTGCTGGCGACCTTCTCGACCAGTTCCGGCAGCTCCAGCCGCTCCTGCCAACCGGCCATCAGCATGACGCGAGGCACGCCCTCCTGATAAACGCGCTGCACGATCGAAAACCCTTCGCCGTCCCTGCGCGCCACGTTGGTCGCCTGCGCAATCAGGTTGTCAGACGAAAAGACGCCCCAGACAGTCAGGGCGCTGAAATCGTTCTCCTGCTTCGTCGTGTAGGCCGTGTCGAGGCTGGCGACCACAAGGTCCATGGGCGGGTAGGACGCCTCGTCCCACGGCTGCCACCAATCCACTTTGATAACGCCTCCGCCACGCGGCGTCGGCTGCTGCTGGAACTGGCCAGCCGTCGCATACGGCCCCATGGCGCGCTCGTCGCGGTCCACAACCTCAAGCGGGAAGCGCGCCGGGAACAGCAGTTCGCCCGGCTCGCTGCGCGGATCCTCGACGCCCAGCATCGTGACACAGGGGCGCGTCTCGTCGTAGCGCATGGGCAGGCAAATGTGATCGTATCCAAGATCCTTATCGAGGATGACGCCGGAAACGTCCTCCTCGTGCAGGCGCTGCATGATGACGACGATGGCGCTCTTGATTGGATCGTTAAGGCGCGTCGGAATCGCCTCAAGAAACGTCGTCACCTCTGTCTCGCGCTGGGCATCGGATGCGGCGCTGTCCACGCTGTGCGGATCGTCGATCAGCACGCGGTCGCCGCGAATACCTGTGAGCGATGTGATCGCAGTGGCAATGCGAAAGCCGCCCGCTCCGTTCTGGAAATTCAATTTCTCGTTCTGGTCGCGGGCGAGCGACACGCGATCGCCCCAGCGCATCTGATACCAATCGGACGTGATGAGCTGGCGCATGCGCCGGCTGTCACGCGCCGACAGGTTCTCGACCTTGTGGGCGGCGCAGACATAGCGCAGGTGCGGCATGTTGCGTGGCCCCCACTCCCACGACGGCCAGAACACGTTGAGAATGAGGCTCTTCATCGTGCCCGGCGGCACGTTGGCGAGCAGCCGATTATAAGGCTTGTCGGCAATCGTAACGTCATCCGTAATGGCTTCCAGATGCTCGCAGATGAAATCGACGTGCCAACCATGAATGTATGCCGCGCCGGGCTCAATAACATGCCACGCCTGCTTGATAAACTCGACAAGGTTATCCTCGCACTCGGCGCGCGAGATGTCGAGGAGCTGCGCGTCGATGTCGATCGGCTGGCCGTCAATGTTGACGATGGCTGAGGTCATCGCGCGAACCTGTGATCCTTGCACGGCGCGTGGCTGATTGACAGATAATGTTCGTTGAGATCAGTATCCAACCAGCAATTCATACGCAGAGCCTTGCGATGGCGCAGCAACGGCGAAAACACGAGATTACCGTCAGGCTCCTCGTAACAGTAACCGTTCGCGTCATCGAGTTCCGGGCGCCGCAGCCAGCCGAACTCCCAATGCCAGCCGGTGGAAATCAGTTTATCTCGGCTCGACTGTTTGCTCATCATCATCCTCCTCTTTCGCCCGCTTCGCCGCCAGCAGCGCCTGCTTTAGCGCCTCCCTGTGCTCTGGCTGCAATGCGCGGGCGTCGATCGTCAGAGCCTGCACCTGCATCGGGCCGCCGTTCGGGCCAGTGATCTCTGTTTGCACGCGGTCGCCATATCGGCGCGGCGCGATTTTCATCAGACGCCACTGATAATGGTTCAGCTTCACGCGCGTGGAGTTCACGTTTTCCTCGGTGCATTCCTCCGCGATCCGCTTCAGCCGATCCAGCTCGAAATCGGCCAGCGCCTCGCGCGCGCGCGCACATTGCTCTGCGAAATCCGGCCGGGCCGCCGCCCACCTGCTGACCGTTGACCTCGACGGCATTCCGGCCATCTCGCAGATTGTGCCCATAT